CCATCCGCGAAGGTGCGATGGAGGCGGGCGAACAGAAAGCCCTTGAGGCGGAAGGCATGGGCGAATACGCCGACAAGCTGATTCCCGAGGGCCAAGACTACTTCGGCGCGATGGTGTCCGAAGTGCTAGCCGGTGACGGTGACCGAGCCAGCAAAATGAAGCGCATCGCGGCGATCCTCAAGGCGCAGGAGATGCTGCAGTCCGACGCGGCCCCCACTGGCGAGATGCCAGAGCCCGAGATGGAAGAGCAGGAAGAGATGCCCGACGTGAAGAAGGCGGTGGCCGAATCGCTGGCCCCGGTGCTGTCGAAACTCGATGCCCTCATGGAGGGGTTCGCGGTGGTCAAGGCCGATCACGACGCGAGGAAGTTGCTCGAATCATCTGGCCGAGAGGTGACCCCCGAGCGACTCAAAGCTCTTCTGTCGGTCGACGCTGGCAAGCGGGCGGCGTTGCTCGAATCGTGGCCGGTGACGCAGCGGGCGGGGCGTCCGGCTGTCTCTCCTCCGGTGGCTGCGGCGGTGTCGTATCCCAGTGATTCCCGGCAGTTTCTGGCTGCCATTCGTTCCAACTAAAGGAGGCCGCAATGGCGGTTCGAACCGATGGGCTGCCGGAGTTGCTGCGACTCCGGAACCAATTCACGATTCAAGACGACTTTCTCCGCGACGTCGACTCGGCGGACTGGGTGACCACCCTCACCGATTCCGGCACGGCGAGTGTCGGGGATGCGGCGCATGGGATTATTGCCCTCGTGGCGTCTGACGGCACCGTGGCGGACAACGACGAAGCCTACATCGAGTCGGCGAACGAGGTGTTCAGGTTCACGGCGGACAAGCCGTTGCTCTTTGAGGCCAGAGTTCAGTTCACCGAGGCCAACACGGACGACGCCAACATTCTCGTGGGGCTGCTGGATGCGGTGGGCGCGAACTCGCTGCAAGACAACGGAGCTGGCCCTCCTTCGTCATACAGCGGCGCGGTGTTCGTCAAGGTGGACGGCGGGACTGTCTGGCAGACCGAGACCAGCAATAGCACGACCCAGACGACCAACGAACTCACGGCGGCCAACGTCAACAATCTGTCGAAGCGGGCTGTGACGGCGGGCGGGGCGGCGTACCAGACTCTGCGGATTGAGTACATGCCGTATTCAGCCACCAACGCCTATGTGTCGTTCTTCGTCGATGGCGTGGCTGTGGCTCAGCACGACTACGTGTTCACTTCGGCGACCGAAATGCAAATTGGCCTGGGCGTCAAGAACGGCGGTGCCAATCTCGAAACCCTCAACGTGGACTACGTGGTCTGCACTCAGGAGCGCTAAGCAATGGTGAATGTCATTCAACTACGGCGTCTCTTCGAGGCTGCCCAACGCGATGGCCAGACCGATCGGTTTTACTCCGATCTGAATGACGGACTGCGAAAGAAAGAGATCCGTTTCTCGGACTTCTCGATCCGCAAGCTGTTTGAAAACTTCGTCCCCGATGGTCGTGAGATTGCCGGGATGTACGCCCCTGGGGAGCACGCCTCAACCGAACTGCGGGAAACCGCGTCGGTGGTGGCGTCCAGCCAGTTCGCCAAGATCAGCGGACAATTGTTGTACAACGCCGTAATGGAGGCGTACGAGCAGGAAGCCTTCGTGTTCACCGGGATCATTCCCGTGGTCAACACGCAGTTCAACGGCGAGCGTATCCCGGGCATCTCGGGCATCGGTGATGAAGCCCTGATCGTCGACGAAGGCCAGCCGTACCCGAAGGCGGGTGTCTCCCAGACCTACATCGACACGCCCACGACCACCAAGCGGGGGCTGATCGTCGAGGTGACGAAGGAAGCCATTTTCTTCGACCGTACCGGCGTGCTGGAGGATCGGTGTCGGCGAGTCGGTGAAGCCCTCGGCCTGAACAAGGAGAAGCGGGCGATAGATTGCGTGGTCGACGAGAACGTCACCGACCATCGTTACCGCTACCGGGATACCACGATCGCAACGTACGGGGACAACTCCGGTACGCATACGTGGGACAATCTGGCAGCGTCCAATGCGTTGGTCGACTGGACCGACATTGACGCGGCCGAACAGTTGTTCTCGGGGATGCTTGACCCTGAGACCGGTGAGCCGATCCTCCTGAATCCGTCGCACCTGATCTGCACTCGGCAGTTGCTTTACACTGCCCGGCGTGTCATCAATGCGACGGAGATCACGGTTGCGACTCCCGGTTACGCCACCACTGGCAATCCCACGGAGACCAAGACCGGCAACCCGATCACGAACTACACCATCGTCTCGACCAATCAACTGGCGGCCCGAATGAACACGGATACCAGTTGGTTCCTCGGCGATCCTCGGCGAGCGTTCAGATACATGCAGAACTGGCCCCTCACCGTGGTGCAAGCCCCGGCAAACAACGAGGCCGAATTCACGCAAGACGTCGTGATGCGGTTCAAGGCGAGTGAGCGCGGTGCGTTCGCCACGATCGAGCCGAGAGCGATGGTGAAGTGTACTGCCTAGTAGGCTGATGAGGCCGACACAATACGCCCCCGTCGGCCGCAAGCTGGCGGGGGTTCTTTTTTGGAGCACAGAACATGGCGAAGCAAAAGGCGGAAGCGGCGGAGCAAGTGGCCGAACCTGTCGAGGTGGTCGAGACTGTGGCAGTGTTGGAAGAGACCCCTCCCGGCGTGCAGTTGCCACGGTATCGGCTGCGGCCCCTCGGGTCTGGTGGAGACTGGCGGATCGTCGAGGCGGAGACCATTGAGGACGCGATCCGGGCGTACAACGGGAACGGCAATGGCGGCGTTGTGTTGACCCGCAAGAAGCTGGAAATTGAGGCCGTCTGATGCCGACTGACGCGGAACAAATCGCGACGATTCGCAGCAACCTTCTCGCGGCATTGGCAACCGAGTCAGCCAACCCGAAGCCGAGCTACAACATCGACGGGCAACAGGTCGATTGGAACGGCTACCGTACTGCGATCCTCGGCCAGATCGCGAGTTTGAACACGCTTCAGGCGGCTGCGGTCGGGGCGTTTGAAGAGTTGGGTGAGGCCACCACATGACGTTGGACATCGGCGGCGACTACACCCTCTGGGACAACGGCGAGACTGTCACGTTGCGGCAGATCCGTCCGGATGGTGCCACGTCGGTAACCGTCGATAACGCAGTGGGAGGGCTGGTGAATCGGCAGCGACTCAACGCGGCTGGAATCGACATCGTGGGCGATGAGAAGGGATTCAGCCTCAATGCCACACAGGCCGGCGCGAAGGGCGTGCAGGTAGACGACATCATCATTGACGCCTCTAACGTGCGGTGGCGGGTGCTGAGTGCGAGCCAGGCCACCCTAGACACGCGCTACACGGTCATCTGTCGGAGGCAAGTCTAATGCCCGCCGAGTTGACCACGATTCTGGAGACAGTCCAGACGCAGGTGCAGGCGTTGAACCTGCCCGGCATCTCGCGTGCGAATGTCGTCATCTGCCAGAGTGCGGCGGTGGAGATTGCCCGGATGCCTGCCGAACGGATGCCCGCAGTGATTATCAGCCCGTTCGGGGCGGAGACGATCCTTCCGGGAAGCAACGTCCGCGATGATGTAACGTATCCCGTCCTCGTGGCCCTCGTGGCATCGCTGCGGATCGACGCAGAGGAGCCGATGGACAAGCAACGGCTGGGGTTGGATCAGCGGCTGACGTGGCGTGAGACGATCCGCAAGGCGTTCAGCAACCAGCGGCTGGACTTGACGCGGGGCTATACGATGGCAGTGCAGCCTCTGGCGATCGTCGATCAGACGGCTTTCGCCCGTGATCTGTTCGTCTCGGGGTTCGTTCTGCGGATCACCAACCGCGAGGGCCGGACGTGACGCAATACCCGAGCCTCGGCCAGTTGATCGACGTGGTTCTCCAGGCGACCGAAGACGCAGTCGACGGCCCGTATACGCAGGCCCTCGATGAGTCCATCAGGATCATCCAGGACTGGGAGCGGGAGATGTACCTGGGCCAGCACGGGCCAAACGGGGCAGCGTGGGCTCCACTGTCCCCGGTGACAATCGCCCGCAAGGAACACTCCGCGATCCTCGTCGATACCGGGCGGATGTTCGAGAGCCTCACGACGCCCAACGGCACGGAGGATACCGTGTGGATCACTGGCCCAACGTGGCTGACGTTTGGCACTGAGGTTCCCTACGCACACTTCCACCAGACGGGGACGAAGCGGATGCCAGCCCGTCCGCATGTCGGGGTGAATGAGGCAACGGTTACACTGATCGGCCAGCGGTTGGCGGATGCGGTAGCAGCGAGA